TCAAGCGTCCGGGCTTTTTTCGTTCTCATCCGGCACGAATTCCAGAAGATCTGCGGGCTGGCAGTCCAGAACGGTGCACAGCTTGTCCAGAACGTCCAACGGAATATGCTTGACGGAGTTGTTGTTCATGCCCGACAGAGTGGGCTGGCGAATCCCAGTCATTGCGACCAAATCCTTTTGTTTGATGCCTTTTTCGGCAAGCACGGCTTTCAACTTGATGCGAATCATGTAAGCACCTCCCTTTTCTTCACTATATCACACTTACCTGAAAATTGCAACGCTTTTCGTAAAAATATTTACGAAAAATGTTGTTTTACTATTGACATACAACGAAATTCGTTGTATAATATAGACATAGAGAGGAGGTTACGAGGTGCAAGGGAGCAACCCAAAGGGGGTGATGCTCCATGACAAGCAAGGAATTTGCAAAGCTCACCAGAGCCGAGCAGGTAGCCCGCTTTGAAGCATACAAAAAAGCGGCTCAGGATCGCACCCTGAACCGCTAACCGCTAAAAGCCCGTTATTCACAAGCCCCTTGCACCTCCATTTTATTTTTTTATTGAAGATTTGTCAAGAGTAAATCGGAGGTTTTCAGCATGAAGTTCATTGACATCAACCGAGAGTTCACCGCAGCAGCCAACAGCTACATGGCGCAGGGCTACTACATCAACGCCGGAACGATGGGCGGAAGCCAGGGCGAGGTCGCTCACATCGACCTCACAAACGGCACCGAGATCATCCGGGTGCTGCTCACCACATTTAACAACTACCTTGGCACCGAGGGTGTGGAGCTGATTGTTGGCCGGGTCAAGGACGACATCAAGCCCAATCAGGAAGACCGCTGGAACACCGTCTGGAATGAGCGTCTAGAGGTCATCAGCAACAAGAAGTTCTACCGTCTGAACAACCGCGCACAGGATGGATTCTACGGCACAGAGGAGGAAGCAAACGCCGCCGAGGAGAAGCGGTTTGACCGCTACAAGAGCCGCCGCAGCAATGACAGTGCGCTGGATGTGACCACAAAGGCCGCTCCGATGGTCAAAAAGTACATCCACGAGAAGTTCGGTGTCCGGCGCGTGAAGATGGACGACATCAAGGTCGTCAAGCACGGTGGCCGCTACACCGTCACCTACCACAAGCACGCTGCACAGCTGCACTAAGGGGAGGGCGCAAAGATGGTTACGATTCAGAGCCAAAACTTCGGCGTTGAGATTGAAATGACGGGCGTTTCCCGCGGAACAGCCGCCTCCGTCATCGCCAACTACTTCGGTGTCGGCGGTATCCACTTTGCAGGTGGCACCTACCAGACGTACGAGGCCAAGGATAGCAAAGGCCGCGTATGGAAGTGCATGAGAGACGGTTCCATCACTCCTCGGCGGCGCAGAGGTGGTGCAATCGTAGAGGCAGACGATACCTACCGCTGCGAGGTCGTGACCCCGATTCTCCAGTATGAGGACATCACCGACCTGCAAGAGGTCATCCGGGCACTGGTCAAGAAGGGTGCCATGGCGAACAGCTCCTGTGGTATCCACGTCCACGTTGACGGTGCGAACCACACGCCCGAAAGCCTCTGCCGGCTGCTGAACTTCGCCACCGGGCGGCAGGATCTGTTCTACGAAGCCCTGCAGATCGGCAGCCGCGCAGACCACTGGTGCCACAAAATCAACCCTGCCCTGTTCCGTGAAATGAAGAAGAACGGCCGGGCAAGCCGGAACGATGCAGAGCGCATCTGGTACAGCGTGGTGAATGACGGATATGATGGAGGTGTGGATTCTTCCCACTACAACAGCACCCGTTATCACGGAATCAACCTCCATGCATTCTTCACAAAGGGCACCGTGGAGTTCCGGCTGTTCAACGGAACCACCCACGCCGGGCGCATCAAAGCATACGTTCAGTTCTGCTTGGCAATGAGCGCATGGGCTATCAACTGTGACCACGACAACCTTCACTTCAAGTCCATCAGCGGTTACACCCAGCAGCAGAAGCACGATTTGATGATGCGAGTGCTCACCAAGCGTCTTGGCATGAGAGGCCCGGAATTCAAGACCGCCCGCCTGCATCTCACCTCTGCATTTTTGACAGAGGCCGAGAGCGAAAATACCGCCGCCTAAAAACCGAAAAGCTGCGCTATCTGGCTATACGGGCATTTGGAGGATATGACAATGAAACTTTACAAATACTCCGGTACCATCGAGGAGCTTGCCGTTGAACGCGGCCGAATCTCCTATATCAAACTCTTTGATGTGACCGACTTCGACAAAGCACCAACCAGACTGGAAGTCTTCGGTGCGCTCGGCAAGTACATTGAGGCCATCGAGGGAACCGATGCCGAAGAGCGATACATCAAGAGTGATTGGTACTTTGACAGCAACCTGTATCTGCGCCGCATTGAGATTCCCGGCGGTGAGGTTGGCCGCCCGGCGAAAATCATCACCCAGAGCCCGGACAACATCGACCAGTTGGAGATCTTCGGCCAGCAGGACTATATCCAGACCAGCAAGCCGGAATCCATGTCCTGCAAGGAAATTTACCGCTGGTCCGATTGGGAACGCCAGAACATGAAGTAAGGAGGTGGTGACCATGTTCAGTATTACCGATAACGAGAGGCTGCGGGATGCGTACGCACTCTTGATGTTCATGCAGAGCGACATTCCCGCCTCTGCCGAAAAGAGGGCTGCCGTGAAAAACTTGGCGGCAACCGTTAAGATGGAGATCCGGGCCTACAATAACCGCCCCGCCCCTGATGTGCATATCATCTGTGCCGACTATGACGGCCGTCTGGAGCTTGTTCAGCTGCCCGATAAGCTGGACGAGGCGCACGAGATGGACGCTACCAACTGGTTTCTTAACCATCATTATTTGAAGAGTTACAACAGCCCCTATGACTGCACAGGGCAGGAGTTCACGAATTGGTTCTATCTGTTCCGGCGGCGCGGTCACTGGTTTGCATATCACTCGGTTAGCCGAGATGTTTAAGGAGGAAGTACAATGACGGACGAAAAAGCTATCGAAAAGATGCTCTATGACCAGCAGCAGGGCTGGCCGCTGTGCCCCCGCTGCGGCGAGAGGATGCCGGACAAACTGACCCACGGAGCACTGAGCCGCCACGCCAATGGCGTGTACATCTGTGAGGCTTGCGGCACCGATGAAGCCCTCCGGGACTGGACCGGGAACGTCAAACCGCTGTCCGACTGGGTGCTGGTTCGCGTATACAATGGAGATCTTCGGAGGTAATCGATATGGAAGAAATGCTCCTGTCACTGAATGGACCGTGGTCAAACGCAGCCTGCATCGGCTACTGTGTCATGGCGATGCGCAGCGCCGGTTTGAGTGAGAAAACGCAGCGCAAAGTCCTCGATGAACTGACCCAGTGTTTCGACGACGTGAGTGTCGAAGACGCTGCACAGATGAAGTTCTAACAAACAAAAAATCCCCCTACACTGGCCCGAAGGTCAATGCAGGGGGATTTTTGCGCGCTACCGAGGTAGCCAAATATAAAATCAAGAGTGGACCATGCCGGGCCGCTCTCTACAAAAGCCGAAGCTTTTCAAGTGCCTCTATTTTACACGGCACTCATGCAGCAGTCAAGACTTTTTGCCCAGTGCTGCGGTCATAACATCAAAGGCGTGTTCGATGACAGCATCCATCACCTCGTCGGTGATGGCCCAACGGATAGCCGCCGGGCACTTGGTGCGGAGAGCAGCGAACACCTGCTTCTTCTTTTTGGCACCCTGACCGCTGCCCATGATGGACAGCTCGGCCTTTTTGACCAGTTCCAGAGCCAGATCCTTGACGGTGGCCTTGTAGCCAAGCCGGATACCGCCGATTGCCAGTGCGATAAAGCCCGCCAGCATCAAGACGATGGCGACGGGAGCGGGAATAAAGTTCAGCATAGCTTCCATGATATTGCCTCCTATAAGCATCAGCGGCGCGGAGAGCTACCCCTGCGCCGTTTTGTCGTGTTGGTTATATCGGATGTTTCACAGGTACTTGGAAGCCCCGGAAATGGCCTTCCAGCTGGCAGGGCCGCAGATGCCGTCCACAGTCAGGCCATGCGCCTCCTGCGCCCTCATCAGGGCGTTCTCGGTGACCTCGCCGAACAGGCCATCAGCCTTCAGCTTCAGGAGCTTCTGAAGCATAATGGTGGCACTGCGGTTTGCAGGCCCAGTGCAGCCCCGTCGGATGGTGGGAAGCACGAATTTGTTGTAGGTCGTGCTGGGGTACTTTCCCGGCGTGGTGCAGAGCCACGTCGCTTTCGTGCCACGGGTGTCGGCGTGAACAAAAGCCCCACGGCTGTGCCAGTAGATGCCGATGCCGCCGAACCCCACGGCCTGAGCAAGGATGCCCAGTGCCACCGGGTTGATGCTGCGGTTCTCCGTCCTCCAGTCCGCCGCCATGCCATAGCGGTGCTTGGAGTTCTGGCTTCCGCCCACAGCCGCATTGTGCGTGATGCAGCGGTAGCCGGACGTGATCTTCAGCGGACGGTCTACCTTGTCCCGGAGGAGCTGGAGCTTTTCGGCCAGCTCCATGTCAACCGACTGCTGTCCGCAGCCGCAGGGGCACTCGAACTCAGACTTGGTAAAGTTCTTGGTGAGCGCGGTCTTATCCCCGCGCTGGAACGTAATGATGCTCAACTTGCACACCTCCTAAAAACCGATTTGGGTGAACACATAGCCGAGAAAAGCACCGATAATGGCCGTTACTGCATAGCCGACGGCCTTACGCCACAGCTCTCCATCGCGGCTCTCCAGAGTTTCCAGCCGTTTTCCCTGCTTTTCCTGCTCCCTGACCATGCTCTCCATACTCAGGGCCAGCTTCTCGACCGAAGTGGACAGTGCGCCCATTTTGCTTACGCTTTCCTCCAGCAAGGCGATTCGTCTGTCCTGACGGGCATTTTCCTCTTCGAGCCGACGCTTGAACTCCTCATGCTCGGCTCGCGTAATAGGCTGGTCCATCTGAACCTCCTCTCCTTTGTCATACAAAAAATGAGGGGAGCCGGTTCTCCCGACTCCCCTGCGCGATTACTCGACCTCGACTTCGAGGTCCTTCAGGATTTCCTCAACCTGCTTCCGAATCAGCGCCGGAACCTGATCGAGGGTCTTCTTGCCCTTCACAATGAGGGTTGCATAGATGACTGCCATGATGCCTTTCTCCTTTCTCAGTAATATTTTTAAGGCAAATTCCCGCAGGCGGCTCATGCGTTGCCGTCCGCCGCGAGAATGGCCTTGACTTCTTCCCGCAGGTGCTCAGGCACCTGCTCGATGGTTTTCCGCCCCCGGCGAATGAGGTTTGCATAGACTTCTGCCATGATTATGCCTCCTTATCTGCGGCGGATGTGACCGCGATGAGCTGTTCGTACACGTCGCACAGCGCCATCTGGGTATTATCGAGGTTGGTTTCCAGAGAAGAAACCTTGGTTTTCAGGGCTTCATTCTCCTCCTGCAATTCCGCCATCGTTTTCTTCTTCTGCAATTTAGCTACAGAATCGACTCTTACTCTGTTCAAACCCATTACTGGAAACCTCCCTGAATCGAAGCGATATAGCCGCTCTCGCCGCTTGCACCGCGCTCTGCGGTGACACGGAAATTGAATGCGAAGCCGTTGGCCGCAGTCTGGTTCGTGAACAAATGGTTCCGGCCATTCCGGGCCTCGGTGGTGGCGTCCTCCCATACCGGCGAACTGTCCTTGCCGTTGTTCGTGACCTCCACCTTGAACAC